TGTATCACGCATGCCAGTATCAGAAGGCTGGAAACCAAAGTGCAAAGAGTTGGGACGAGTGGCAACAAAGAGAATACGATGCCAAGATTGCTGAGATCCTGTTTAATGAAAAACATGATGGAGATGAGATAGAAGTTTGGTACGGTGTTGTTTCTGATTAACGAACTGGGAGATTCCTATGTGGACAACACCTGAGTACACAGAAGTACGTTTTGGCTTTGAAGTCACTATGTACATTGCAAACAAGTAAAAATGTAGTATAGTGCAGGCTGGCGTAGGGTTTTTTCTGGTTTTCCTTTTCCCCCTGCGTCACTCCTCCTTTTGGGCTATCCTTTCGCGCGGGTAGCCCTTTTTTTAATCTACCTTTATCCGCTTCTCTTTTGTGATCCACGCTTTGGGTATGTGGATTTTGGCGTTAGACATTCTGTCTTCTGCTGACACAACGGATGCAATACATAAAGTAAGATCATCTTCGTAAACCAGAAAACCCAGGGATCTACACTTATGGATTCGGGACTCGGTGATCTCTTCCCAGTCACATTCAGCCATGGCGTCAACCCACTCAACATAGATACATTCAAACGCTTCCATTAGTGCTCCTTTCGTAGTGGGTTGCTTTTATGAGTAGTTTAGTATATAAAGGCGACAATTACACAGATATTAAGAGCCACAAACCGCTCGATGCCAAAACCTCAAACAGTTAAGGTAACACCTACAGACAGCTACAAAGTTCCATTCGATACCTCGGATGAGAAGCCCAAAAACTTTTTGGAAGAATTAGCAGTCTCAGCAAATACAGCAGAACTTCAACACGAACTAGGTGCTACACTAGAGGTGGATGAAGAAACTGCGGAACAAGAAAAAAGGTTGTTGGAACAAGTTGTCAAGGAACGCAAGAAGGGCAACTTGCAAGAACAGAACACGGCGTTTGCCGCTGCCGCATTTCTTAGATCCTATGGATCACAACTAGCACTAGACGCTGCACAGGCACGAGCTGCCATAACAAACAAGTTAATGGAAATAGCAAACTGTGGTGATGCGAAGTATGAGTTGAAGGCATTAGAGCTACTCGGCAAACATAGTGACATCGGGTTGTTTACGGACAGATCAGAAATCACGATCAACTATAAGAACCCAGAGGATTTAGAGTCTGCTATCAAGGAGCGAGTCAAACGCCTACTGAATGCGGATGTAATAGATATAACACCACTTAACTCAAATCTTGATGAAGAGTTAGGTATAGCAGAGTTAAGAGAAGAACCTACAGTTGAAGAAGTAAGTAGCGATGACGACGGCAAAACAGGCGATTGAGAACGTCTCGATAAAAGACATTCCGTCTATATTGCCCATGCTCTCATTACCAGAGCAGGAGAAGTTACTTGCTGAGTTGGAGAAACTTGAAGAGCTTAAAACTAAAAAGTTAGCTCACGATAAGTTTCTGGCATTTGTTAAACAGGTCTGGCCCACATTCATAGGTGGTAGGCATCATGAGAAGATGGCTGCTGCGTTTGAAAGAGTCGCAGAAGGTAAGAGTAAGCGCCTGATTATTAATATGCCGCCCCGACATACTAAGTCAGAGTTTGCTTCTTATCTTCTGCCCGCTTGGTTTCTGGGCAAGTATCCACACAAGAAAGTAATTCAAACATCTCACACAGCTGAGTTGGCGGTGGGATTCGGTAGAAAGGTGCGTAACCTTGTCGATCAAGAGATATATCACAAAGTATTTCCTGGGGTTGGCCTACAATCAGACTCAAAAGCGGCTGGTCGGTGGGCGACTAACAGTGGTGGAGACTATTTTGCTATTGGTGTGGGAGGTGCTGTTACTGGTAAAGGTGCGGATCTGCTCATTATTGACGACCCCCACTCAGAGCAAGAGGCTGCGTTAGCAGATACTAATCCAGATATCTACGACAAGGTGTACGAATGGTACACTTCCGGTCCTCGACAGCGTCTCCAGCCTGGTGGAGCTATCGTTATCGTGATGACACGGTGGTCAAAACGGGATTTGACGGGTCAAGTTGTTAAAGCAGCGGGCTTAAGAGGCGGTGAAGAGTGGGAAGTTATCGAATTTCCGGCAATTTTGCCCTCTGGCAACCCACTTTGGCCCGAATTTTGGTCATTAACTGAGCTTGCAGCCCTAAAAGAGGAGCTTCCTAACCCAAAATGGATGGCTCAGTACCAACAATCACCCACATCAGAGGCGTCAGCTATCGTAAAACGGGAATGGTGGCAAGAATGGGACCAAGAAGACCCGCCGTTTTGTGATTTTATCCTACAAGCGTGGGATACGGCGTTCGAAAAGACTAACAGATCGGACTATTCTGCGTGTACAACGTGGGGTGTGTTCTACCAAGAAGATCCTGACACAGGAAAGACAGAAGCTAATATAATTTTACTTAACGCATTCAGGGATAGGTTGGAGTTTCCCGCGCTAAAACGCAAAGCTCTAGAACAGGTCGAAGATTTTGAACCTGATTCAATTATTATCGAGAAAAAAGCGTCAGGTGCACCGCTTATCTACGAAATGCGTGCGATGGGCATACCGGTTCAGGAGTTTACGCCGGTAAAAGGTAATGACAAGATAAGCAGACTCAATGCTGTGTCAGATATGTTTGCGTCTGGTAGAGTATGGGCACCGCCTACACATTGGGCTGAAGAAGTTATTGACGAGGTTGCATCCTTTCCTGCGGGAGAGCATGATGACTATGTTGACTCGGTATCCCTAGCGTTAATGCGCTTTAGAAAAGGGGGATACTTACGCTCTACGCTGGACGAAGAAGATGAGGAAAGAAGTTTCCGGCGATATTCACCAGGATATTATTAATGCAAAAAATATTAACAGCTATTAGTTTGGGAGCGGGGGTACAAAGCTCTACTATGGCGTTAATGGCGGCTAAAGGTGAATTGTCTATGCCTGATTGCGCTATTTTTGCAGATACAGGATATGAGCCAGAACATATATATTCGTACTTAAAGTTTTTAACCAGCGCTTTACCTTTCCCTGTCTATAAAGTAGATAACGGGAATTTAAGAGATGACATGGTTGAATCAGTACACACAGGTGCACGGTTTGCTTCCGTACCATTTTTTACGAAGAATGAAACTACAGGCAAAGTCGGTGTTTTAAAACGCCAGTGTACTTATGACTACAAAATAGAACCTATACGTATAAAGTTAAGGCGCTTATGCGGTGTAGAGAAACATAAACAGTTCCCCAAAAATTCTTATGTTGAGCAGTGGATAGGAATCTCTACTGATGAAGCGGATCGTATGAAACCTTCTAGGTTTAAATATATAAAGAATACTTACCCGCTTATAGACCTCAATATGAGTAGGGAAGATTGTTTTTCTTGGTTAGAAGCGAATAACTACCCTTTACCACAAAAATCTTCATGCCTATGTTGTCCATTTCATAGTGATAAACATTGGTATGATATGCAAAAAAACACCCCTGCTGAATTTAAAGAGGCGGTGTGGATTGACAAAAAGATACGAAGTGGCACTAAAAATGCGAAAGGCACTTTGTACTTACACAAATCTTGTAAGCCTTTAGATGAGATTAATTTTGACGAAACCCAAGACCAAAACAATACTTTTGGTAACGAATGCGAAGGCATGTGCGGACTTTAATTTAAGGATATACGGAAATGGCCACCAATTCTATAGATAAATCAGTTAATCAGGCTCCTATAGGTATAGGAGATACAGACGGTATGGGCGGATTGTCCATGCCAGAAAACTTGGAAGCAGATATCGAAATTGAAATCGAAGATCCTGAACGAGTAAGTATCGAAACGCCTGGTATGGAGATTGTTATAGAACCAGGTGAGATGGATGATGACTTCGGGGCAAACCTAGCAGAAGAGCTAGATGAAGATCAGTTACAGGAAATATCTGGTGATCTACTAGGTGATTTTGAGGAAGATGTAAGTTCTAGAAAAGACTGGGTACAAACATACGTTGATGGTCTTGAGTTACTTGGAATGAAAGTAGAAGAAAGAACGGAGCCGTGGCCTGGCGCGTGTGGTGTGTATCACCCACTTCTTTCTGAAGCCTTAGTTAAGTTCCAAGCTGAGACCATGATGGAGACTTTCCCAGCAGCTGGTCCAGTTAAAACACAGATCATCGGTAAAGAAACACGAGAGAAGAAAGAAGCAGCGACTCGTGTTAAAGATGATATGAATTACCAGTTAACTGAGAACATGCCGGAGTACAGACCTGAGCATGAAAGAATGTTATGGGGTCTTGGTCTTTCTGGTAACGCATTTAAAAAGGTTTACTACGATCCATCGCTAGCGCGACAGGTATCTATTTATGTACCTGCTGAAGATGTAGTTGTTCCTTACGGTGTGTCCGATCTTAAGACTGCTCCTCGTGTTACTCACGTAATGCGTAAGACTCCTAATGAGATGCGACGTCTGATGCACGCTGGGTTTTACCGTGACATGGAGTTACCAGAACCACAGAACACATTTGATGAGATTGAGAAAAGTATTGCTGAAAAGATGGGCTTCCGTGCATCAGCTGATGACCGGTACAAAGTTCTTGAGATGCAAGTCGATCTCAACCTACCTGGGTTTGAAGATAAAGAGGACGGAAAAGAAACTGGTATCGCGCTTCCATACGTTGTCACTATTGAGAAGCAGACCGGAGAGATATTAGCAATCCGACGTAACTGGAGACCAGAGGATGACACTAAACAAAAACGTAATCACTTCGTTCATTACCCATACATCCCAGGGTTTGGCTTTTACGCTTTTGGCCTTATTCATCTTATTGGTGCTTTCGCTAAATCTGGTACTAGCATTATTCGCCAACTTGTTGATGCTGGTACTCTCTCCAATCTTCCTGGTGGTTTTAAAACTAGAGGGCTTAGAGTTAAAGGCGACGACACGCCGATAGCGCCAGCAGAGTTTAGAGATGTAGATGTAACAAGCGGAACAATTAAAGACAACATTATGACGCTTCCATATAAGGAGCCAAGTCAGGTGTTGTATACATTGCTAGGTAATATTGTTGAAGAAGGTAGACGCTTTGCTTCAGCAGCAGATTTAAAACTTAGCGATATGTCAGCACAAGCCCCAGTTGGTACAACGCTGGCTATATTAGAAAGAACATTGAAAGTGATGAGTGCGGTACAAGCACGAGTTCACTATGCTATGCGCGAGGAGTTCAAACTTCTCAAAGGTATTATTCGTGATTACACACCTGATGAGTATTCATATGAGCCAGTAGATGGCTTACCTCGTGCGAAGCGTTCGGACTATGACATGGTTGAAGTTATTCCTGTGTCTGATCCTAATGCTGCAACCATGGCGCAGAAGGTCACTCAGTATCAAGCTGTACTTCAGATGGCAGCGCAAGCTCCTCAGTTGTATGACTTGCCATACTTACACCGACAAATGCTTGAAGTATTGGGGATCAAAAATGCGCAGAAACTTGTACCGATGGAAGATGACCAGAAACCTCGCGACCCAGTCTCGGAAAACATGGACATTCTTAGAGGAAAACCGGTCAAAGCCTTCATCTATCAAGACCATCAAGCACACATTACGGTTCACATGTCCGCAATGGAAGATCCAAAATTAATGTCGTTAGTACAACAAAGTCCTATGGCAAAACAAATGGGTGCAGCATTAGCCGCGCACATACAAGACCACCTAGCGTTTGAATATCGCAAACAAATCGAAGAAGCTGCTGGTGTTCCATATCCTGCTCCAAATGCAGAGATGGACGAGAATACAGAAACAGAAATCTCAAGACTCGCTGCTGCAGCTGCACAACAAGTTCTGCAAAAGAACAAAGCTCAAGTTGCTCAAGAGCAAGCTCAACAAGCTGCTCAAGATCCTATTGTCCAAATGCAACAACAAGAGTTGCAGATCAAACAACAAGAGGCTCAAACAAAACAAGCCAAAGTTGCCATGGACGCAGCTGCAAAAGCGGATCAGTTGGAAATCGAGAAAGAACGTATCGCCGCGCAAGAGCGCATCGCTGGACTACAGGTTGGCGCCAAGATTGCTACAGACAAAGCCAACTTATCTGCTAAACAACAAGAAGCAGGTTTACGCATTGGTGTAGATATAGCCAGAGAAATGTCTCAAGAAGACAGGGCATTACAGAATCAGCAACAACCAAGAAAGGAGAATGAGTGAGTTCAGATCTTCTCAAATACCTAACGATGAGGGTAGATGGGGAACTTAAAGCAATAGAGCAGGATTTAGTGCTAGGAAAGTCTAAGGATTTTGCCGCGTATCAACATTCGTGCGGAATCTATAGAGGGCTTTTAATAGCTGAAAATATTTTAACTGAAACATCAGAAAGGATGGAAAACGACGATGAGTGAACTTCTTATCGGCACGAACCCCGATAATCCAGAAGAAGCTACAACATTACCTGATACTGCTGAGCAAAAAGCTAAGCAACTACCAGATCCCTCTGGTTATCGCATTTTGTGCGCAATCCCCGACATAGAAAAAGAGTTTGAAAGTGGTCTCGTTAAGTCAGATATGACTTTGCAAAACGAAGAGATCCTTGCAACTGTTTTGTTTGTCATGAAGATGGGGCCAGATTGTTATAAGGATAAAGATAGATTTCCTGGCGGTGCATGGTGCCAAGAAGGTGACTTTGTTCTTGTACGCCCACACGCAGGGTCAAGGCTCAAGATTCATGGTAGAGAATTTCGGATCATTAATGACGACAGTGTCGAAGGGGTTGTAGAAGACCCTAGAGGCATTTCTCGTGCTTAAGGAGAGGGATATGGCAGAAGCTGAGAAACAAGAAGCAGTAGAGAAAGAAGAACCTGATTTTGAGATCGAAGGTGAAGAGCAAGAAGTAGAACTCAAAGTTGAAGATGATACTCCTGAAGAAGACCGCAATCGGTCTCCGATGCCTAAAGAAATAGTAGAGGACTTGGAGAATGATGAGCTAGATAACTACTCAGATGGAGTAAAAGAACGGCTTAAGCAGATGAAA